TATTACTAAGGTCAAATTACACGATGACGGCGTATCTCAATTCATGGTATCTGAAGAAGGCGAATATTTTGAGAACTTGACAATTGTAGAATTTCGATATGATATGTCAAGACCAAACGACTCTCGATGGGTTCCTCTAAGGGTTCGTACAGATAAGACTCAACAACTTCGAAATGGTGAAAACCAATTTGGAAATGCATTTCGTGTTGCTAATTCGAACTGGAAATCGATACACTATCCAGTGACAGAAGAAATGATTACTACTGGTAAAGGTATACCCAATGTTATCGAAGAAGGCGTTTATTATAAAGGAAACAAAGAAAATCACACACAGGGTCTACGTGATTTTCATAATCTATATGTCAAAAAGGCGTTAATTCAAGGGGTCTCAAGTCGAGGAGATACACTTATCGATTATGCTGTTGGAATGGGAGGTGATCTTCCAAAATGGATCTCATCTAAATTGGGGTTTGTATTTGGTATTGATGTGAGTTTTCCAAATATTCATAATAACAAACGAGGTGCTTGTGCCAGATATCTCAATATGCGACGTGATAATTCATCGATACCATCATGTATATTCTCAGTAGGAAATTCGGCTCTTAATATCCGGTCATTGAAAGCTTTCCCTGGTGATACAAATAGTAAAGACAAAATGGTTGCGAATGCTATATTTGGAAAGGGACCGAAAGACGCGTCAATTCTAGGTAAGGGGATTATGTCCCATTTCGGAAAAGGTGAATCCGGTTTCCAGATAAGTTCCTGTCAATTTGCATTACACTATTTCTTTGAAAACAAGGTGGCTTTCCATGGATTTCTTCGAAATCTAGCAGAATGCACACGCGACCAGGGTTATTTCATTGGTACATGTTATGATGGAAAGACGATTTTCAAAATGCTTTCTAAGAAGAAAGAATCAGAGAGCGCGACGTTTGTGACAAATGATAGGAGTGAAAACCGTGTACGTATTTGCGAAATTGTTAAAAGATATAATGATACAGGATTTCCGGCGGATGATACATCTCTCGGTTATCGTATTGATGTATATCAAGAAAGTATCAATCAGTTTGTATCAGAGTTTCTAGTCAATTTCGATTTCTTTGTGGAAATGATGGATAACTATGGATTCAAATTGATCACACGAGACGAAGCACATAAGATGGGATTACCTAGTCCTACAGGTTTATTCTCTGAATTATATGACGCTATGAAATCAGATATTCGACGAAATCGCGATCTAGAAATAGATTACAAAGAAGCTCCCTTCATGAGTCAAGTGGAACGTTCTGTATCGTTTTTGAATAGATATTTTGTCTTTCGCAAAGTTATTTCGGTGGATGCTGCAAAGAAGGAACGCCTCTTCTTGAAAAATACTTCTATAGATGAACCTAGTACTGATATGACTGAACTGGAAGATGCTTATGAAAAAGAGCTTCGTAAAAGACCAGCTGTTCGCGGAGAAATCAAAAAGACACGTATTAGGACTAAGTTAAAGAAACCTACTTCCGAACTGTTTTCACAACCTACAATAGATACAAAAGGTAGTACAGAGGATGTGAAAGAAATGGAGATGGAAGATAAAGACATTTTGTCTGAAAGCGTATAAATACAATGATAGATTATTATTAGAATGTCCTATTATTTGATACCAAGAACATATTTATTTACTTACAAAAATATAGAATGTATAGAAGGTGACCCACAAACAGTCGTATCAAATTCTATATCCCATTATTTGTGTATAATGAAAGAAAAAATTACATCGAAAGAAAAACAATGGGATATATATAAAAAATATACAAACCCTTATGAATATATTCATACCACTTCACCCTTTAAAAAAAAGGCGGTTTCTAAACACAAACCTCTTTCGAGGTCTTTTTTTAAAATGGTTGAAATCATACAAACGTTTAAGATGCAATTCCGGGGGAATATACATACATTTCATTTAGCGGAGGGACCAGGAGGATTTATCGAAGCTGTCCGACATTTGAGAGATAATAAAGACGACAAATATATTGGAATGACATTGTTGGACGATAAAAAAAGCGATTCATCGATTCCTGCATGGAAGAAGAGTGAGTGGTTTTTAAAATCGAATCCTAATGTTTTTTTAGAAAATGGAGTAGATGGTACGGGGAATATATTGTCTTTTGAAAATTTTGAATATGTTGTTTCAAAATATCCAGAAAAAATGGATCTAATTACCGCTGACGGAGGATTCGATTTTTCGGTAGATTTCAATCAACAAGAGATTTTTATCGGAAATTTATTGTTTGCTCAGATGGCGTTTGCTATTTGTCTTCAAAAATACAAAGGGAAATTTGTTCTCAAAATATTCGATTGTTTCATGCAGCATACGATCGATATAATTTATATTTTGTCGTCTTTTTATGAAAAAGTGTATATTATGAAACCGAATACAAGTAGATATGCTAATTCCGAGAGATATATTGTATGTATAGGATTTTTGTATGATAATAGTACTGCTTTTTATCCGTATATTGCATCAGCATTTAAATCTATGACTACACGTGTTCATCGTTTCTTGAATATACCCATTTCGAATGTGTTCATTAAAAAAATAGAAGAATACAATGCTATTTTTGGTCAAAAACAAATACAGAATATCCATTTTACATTGTCTCTTATCGAAAATAAACCGAAATATGACAAATTGGAAGCACTGATACATAACAATATCGAAAAATGTATGAGTTGGTGTGAAAGGTATAACTTGACTTATAATGTTCTGAATGGTTCTACAAATATGTTTTTAGATAATGAAACTTAGAAGACCAACCAGCTTATAAAATAGAAGAAAAGATAATTTCATCATATAGATTTTGTATGTATATGATGCACTGATTTACATTCGATAAATAACACGCTTCTTACAAATCTCTCCGGTTCTTGGATTAATAAAGGGCGCATATTTAGGTTTATCTCCCACAGTAGATTTTATTGTATATGCTTCTTCCGATACACCGTAAGAAAGAGCATTTGCTGCAGCATTTCCATACGCGGATCTTAGACCACTTGCAGCAGTCGTAATAGTATTGTATTTGACACGATGTATAAGCGTACTCGAATCGACTGCTCCTTGTACACCAAAATTTGGATTGTTGGGTTTGTAATACAAAGGAACATAATTTGATGTGATTTGCGGTTGGAAACTACTTTCATTGACACCGAGAGAATATGTTCCAGGTAAAAATCCGACGACGTGTCCAAAATTATTGTTAGGTGAAATATTAAAATAAGTTATCCCTGCTACATTTGGGAATCCAGGTGTACTTCTAGAAGGATCCGTCAATGGATAAATACCTGGTGTAGGAGTAGAATTCGGTGTATTTAGATTCCAAGATGCACCTATAGGGGCACTATATATTGTATTTGGATAACTCGTATTACTCGCAACATTAGCGATCAGGACAACCGATTTTGTCTTTGTATCATAACTTATGGTCAATAAAAAGATCTTATTACCGGTTGAATCTTCCAAATACGTTTTATTTATAACCTGTTGGGCTTTGAAAGCCGCGTTGAGAGAATTTACATCATATGAACCTGTAGGAATGGTAGCTGTGTAAGATGTCTGATTTATCCAATAGTAATTAATAATGTTGTTGCTATTTGAAGGTGAAATCGTAACTTGGGCACAATGACTCAATCCAGCGGGGGAATAAATATTGGAAGCGGCTAATCCGGGTCCAGGAATCATTCCTGAATCGCCCTTTCGAATGTAGTTGAATTCATTCTGTTTAATCGTTCGATTACGTGATGTCAAATATTCTTGAGTACTAGTACTATAAGAATCATTATTTTTTGCGGTGTTGAATTTGCGTGGGATCATACCTGCACTTCGGCAACGTCGTCTAGCGTTTAATTGGGGGGATAACATACATGCAGTAGGAGTATTACATGCACCATTCTCTCCAGAAAGTGTAGTAGGATTGATATCTATTGTATCGACTAAACCATTCGAACTGTATAGAGCGGATTTAGTTGTAGATACAATATTGTTTCCAGGTGTTTCGAAATCGAATATTTTAGTAGATATACGCTCATTGCAATTTTTAGGGAGAGCTTGATTATTTATTGGAACAATCTCTTTTCTATATATCTTTAGGGGTAGCGGTTTTCTTAACTGTTCTACACTTAACGTAGGGGCATTGTTTAAGTTTCGTTGTATAGAGGCTATCACCTGATAGAATGGTTTTCCTTTCCATCCAAAATATTTGGTAGGAAATCCTATAGGATATGTGGATGCCATTTTTTATATATTACTTATATATAAATCCTCTATGAAATTTACTCTAAAAACAGTTGTTTTAATTGCTCTATTGGCATTCTATATTGTAATTATCTTATCAAACTTTAGTAATTTTGAAGGATTTACTTCGTCAGATAGTTTGACTATTCACAATAATTCCGTTACTGTAGGTGCATCTACAGTTACTCCAGGTGTTTCTACGAAGCCTGCTACTACATCTAAAACATCGTCTGTACCATCTGCAACAATTTCGTAAATACTCTGCGAATAACTATATAGAATCTTTTTAATAATATGAACAATGATACTATTATTAAAATTACCACAATTCTTAATATCCGGAATATCTTTTTTAGAAAAAAAAGTAAATATGATTATGGATGGCTATTTTGTAAAAATAATATATTCGGATGACTGTATGACCATGAATGGAATTTATTTAGAAATGCCTCTTATTCTTTCATCATCATTACATAAAAATATGTTATCAATTGATACTGTGAGTAATAAAGATATAATTTATAAACTCTCTGTTATTGAAAAACAGTTAATACAATGTTATATGTTATTCTTTGGTATTTCAAATAAAGTTCCATCTTACTATTTGAAACAACAACTACAATCCGGATACATAAAATTTTACAGAGATTATGAGTCTAGCAAATCAAATTATTATATAAAAATTTCGGGTATTTGGGAAACAACTGATGAAATAGGAATTACTTATAAAATCATAGAATGTTGAACTATATAAAAATGTCATATGATCTAATGTATTATATGACGTCTATTCCCAAGATTATTCATCAAATATGGATTGGTCCATATCCTTCTCCTTCGAATCTATTGAAAACGTGGAAAGAAAAACATCCTGATTTCGAATATATATTGTGGAATGAATCTGAAATTATCAAACGCGGTCTATCGTTAGAATGCTATCGTCAATTTGATATGATAAATGAAATCGCTGGTAAGGCCGATATTCTAAGATGGGAGATTCTATGGCATTATGGAGGATACTTTATAGATGCGGATTCTATTTGTATTGAACCATTTGACGAATATTTTGAGAATAA